TTACAATAGAAACTAGAAGCATGAAACTGCTGCCGAACAATGTTTTCACAAAGTTGGACAACATGAAGACTGCGAACTAAGTAAGGTCTTGCAGGGTGAATAATTGAGTGGTCACACTTGACAGGTTAATTATTCACTGGAGGTGTAAATGATAAGGTGGTCACACTTGACAGGTCTATCATCTACGAGGCCGGACGAAAATCGACAGAGAAGCCGCCGAAATTGTACGAACCGGTGACGGGTGGAGCTCCGGTCAAAACACAACCCGCGAAGGTTGAGTAGATCGGAGGACGGAAGAAGCCGTACTTGAAGTCGTCACCAACCGCTTGGGCCATGAATTGCCGCACATCTCCAGTAGTCACGTCATTCTGAGTGATGAGCAGAGTACCAACGTCCTCTGGAACTTCGGGTATGGTCAGTTGTTTGAGGGCACTGAAATTGAAGTGAGTCTGGTATGGGACACTGACATCAATCCATCCAGTACTGCGATCGATATTGTACGCCACTTCTTGAGCTTTCCATGCGGAAGCACAGCCAGTTGGAACAGCAACAGTCGAAATCGCATAACCACTGGCTCCAAGGTTGACGAGACAACCAGGGGAGGCGAGATGAGAATTGACAGTCAAAACTCTGTACGGCATGACGGGCATGTAGTAGACTGAATCAATCAGTTGGTGATCAGCCGATTCACTGCAGATGAAGAGGCGATATTTCAACGTGCCAGTCCATGCAGCATAGAAATTGGCCATGATGTTGAGTGGCTGCACAGAGTATCCGTACACACGTTTGCCTGCAAAAGTGCCAAATCGAATGACCGACGCTTCAACTGACTGCGGCGTGACAAAGCTGTGACGCCGAATCAAATCAAGAACGTGAATGATCGGATATTCGAACTTGGCTCCAGCATGAATCTGACAACGCCGCAATGGCATTACGGGTGTTTCATCAGCGGTGGTGGTTGCACTGGTAGTGATCTTGTTATCGTCAGCAGCAGCTTCCACGTTGGGCACGATAGGAGTGTCAGACGTCATTCCAACAGCTTCGTCACCTTCAGCCTGCATTATTGCTGGTGCGGGACCCAGTGCTTGGTAAACCGTGGGGCTGGTCATCTGAACGAACGGAATTGGACGAGGAACTGCAATGTTGGCTTCCTTGATCCTGACAAAGATCAGTATTTCAACAGTGCCAGCCACAGTTTCTGGAGCTCGTAGTTGATTGGCAATGAACAATGAGCCGAAACCAAGCGAATAGTTCTGAACTGCATCCACTACTGGTTGACCTTCATAGGTACGCAGGAACTCAGTGGCAGCATTGTACTTGACCGTAATGACACTGCGATCTATCTCGCCATTGAAGTCCATGACAGTGTTGTAGTACACATTGCGGTCATTGGTCGTGATGGTGGGTGCTCCATAGCCAATTGTGAACTGTAGACGACCAGAATGGAAGTGTGTTCGAACACAGTGGAACTCGAGTTCAAAGTCAGCACGCCAAAACGTGGCCAAATTGAGAACAGCCAGATTCATCGGGATTTCCACTTTGGCAGTCCCAGCGTAATTGGCATTCGAGTTGTTCATGACCGAATCGAAGCGGGTGGTCCACAAACTAGTGCCAACCGCAGTGGTCTTGTCCCAAGTGACTGATGTCAGCAGACACTTCTTGCCAAGCAAGTAGGCCATGTCGAGTTCTTCTGGGTTGAATTCACTGTCCATGTAGTGGTACATTCCTTCAGGAGCCAGTTGAAGCGCGACAGTTGGTTCCATTCCGACAGCTTTCGACATGCCGGAGAACGTTTGACTCACAGGAACTGCACCCGACGCAATTGGTGGATTGTCCATAGGGATCATCGAAACATCAGCTGTGGTTGATGGTGAAACGGTCTGTGAGCCGCCGCGAGCATCATTGGATCCTTGTATCGGAACATTGCCAGCCACATCAGTGATGTTGTAGGTGTTGGTGACTGAGCTGACTGATTGTCCTTGGCCTTCAGCAATCATGGGCAGAGTGCCAGCAATGGCTTCCGCGGACAGAAAATCACATTCAGCTTGCAAGCCAGCACGTTCGACGCCCGACACGAAGCCTCTTTCATACTCCGAAATCCTCAATGGCTGCGAGTACGAAACGCCGATGGGTCGTGGAATTGTGAACTTGGCGTTTGGGAACGATGAATACATGGAGATGTTGACCTTTTCAGCATCGACAGCACGCAGTGGCGACAGGACCTTGATACAGAAGGTGCCCAATGATTCTTCGTCACTTGCGAAAGTATTCAGTGCATTCCTGTAGTAGCGGAACGGAATCGTCAATGTCACTGTTGAATTGAGATTCGGCGACGCCAGTACATGTTCAGCAGCCGTGATGTTGCTGGTCTGGAGACTCGGAGAATCGTCAGACAATGGGTAGAAGAACAATGCCAAACATCCTTGTTGAAACGGAGTTCCATTCAACTGCAGTGTAATGGATACGTCGGTGACAACGTAGATGAAGTTGGTGAATGGCATGTTCTGGATGTTGGTGGGATCACCCATGGCCAGAATGTCGTGTGGAGCTTTGAACGAGGCTATGACCTGGCCCTGAACCATGTCCGTAGTCCATTCAAACTCAGCACGGAACATTTTGGTGTCTGTACCAAATGAGATGTCCATGGCCTGTTCATTCAATGACAGAAACGCTTTATTCGAGCGAGTCGCATTGGCCATAGTACTGACATTGTCTGTGCGAAATGTGGTCAGACCGGCAATCTGGCCATCATCGCCCTCAGCAGACATTGGTCGCTCATCGATGTGTAGAGTGATCTTGGCAGCACGACTCAGCGAGATCCACAGATGTTCGTTGTCATATTCGATGAACCCAGTGACATCCATGTCTTCAATGTCTGTTTCAACATCAGCAGTCAAATCGAATTGCATGCGCCTCATTTCAATGTTCATGGTTCCTTGCCATGTGCCCTGAACTGGAGTGAAACGATCGCGCTTGCCTGAATTCGTTCGTTCTTGTGTCTCTTCAACACAATTGAGGTCGAGCTTGACTTTCTTGCCGACGCTCTCCATGGTTCCGACAACAGGTTGGTAGATGCCGACACTGATGAAGCTCTTGATCTTCATTTTAGCCAGGTTGTCATTCCCGAGACGGAATACAGTGCCGCTGACGTCGTACGAATCACCGCCTTCAGCTCTCATGTGTCCAAACGTGTCGCCTGAAGACGAGGTTCGTGAGACCATAAGTCTCTGGCATTCTTCGTAGCACATCATGTCCCATTCGATGTCGTGTTTGGTCAGAGCTGCCCGGATGTTTTCTTGATGTTCATCGAAATACTCTCTGGGCCATTGACTGGCATGTTCGACGGACGTGACAAGCTGGTCCTTCAGTTTGCCATTTTTGCTCTGCCACAGTACCAGTTGTCGTATCATATCTTTGTTGGCGGCACCAGTGTAGTTGCCACGCACAACACGCGGATGACACCCAAGATAGGTGATCTCTTCCCACGTTTGATAGTCAGGCACGACGTTCAATTTATCAGTTCCGGTGTATTCCTGTCCGATTTCAGCCAAAACGCGTTGCACGTCAGGACCATTGAACTGAACTTCATCTCCGAAAGCAACAACATGGTCGTCACCGAGACACACCATGCGCATGTAGTCTTCGAATCGTTTGCCCTTGTTCAGTTTGATGAAGGCGTACCGAAGATAGCCCTCATTGACGAGACAGTTGACGATGGTGGTGAAGAAACATCCAGACATGTGGTTGGAATGTGTGCTGAACCGATATGGTCCAATCTGTGCTTGCGCCTGAGTTTGATGTTCAACGAATGCCTGCCACATGAGTGGAGTTGGTGGATGTTCATGGCCATCAATGAGCAGCTTGTAGAGCAGATCGTATGCTTGTTTCTGGAACTGCGGATGGAAATGCTTGTCGAAGCCCTTGTAGTCACCAGCCAAAAATCGCGTGCCACCCAGTTCAGACAAGTACGAATAGATAATACTCATATCATGGCTGTACTGGTTGAGACCGATTGAAGCTGGAACACTGCCACCAGAATTGTTGAAACTGACGGACAGAGAGCCGAACAATCGACGGAAGGCGATAGTCGCCACCAAATCACCACTGTAGATGATTCGTGTATTGTTGTTGCGGACCTTCTCATGAGTTCTCAGTTCATCTTTCAGATAGCCGAGAAACACAGCAGACTTGATGTGGCCATTTTCGATCTCGCCCATCATTTCTTCAACCAGTTGCTCGAACATCGGAGTCCAGCAAACTTGATCTCCCTCATACCAGATGAAACTGGTTTTGCCGGGTTTTTTGGCCAGCTTGATGAGAGGAAAACCAGCCGAGGTACTGACGTCAACTCCAGCAAGCAGTCCAGGTATGCCACCACACGCTTCCTCCATGGTCCATCGACGTTTGTAGTTGTGTTGGAACAGATTCTTCTTGTACTGTTGCAGTATTTTGAAGAAAATTTCGTTCAACAACGAGTCGTCAACGGGTTGGTGGTCCGACGCAAGAGTCTCATTGACTCCATTGACGATTGCCTCCGGACACAACGAGGGTGGTGCTTTCAGCACTTCATAGGGTACGTCTTCGTAGATGATGGTTTTGCGATAGCGAGTCTTATCTGGCAAGAAAATTCGTTCGGACGGCATAACAATTTCGAACGAACGCAGATTCGTGCCCTGTAGATCTGGCCATGTGTAGTCCTCAGTTGGTCCAACTTCAGCCTTGAGATGTGTGGCCATGTGTTTCTTGAGTTCTTTCACACTGTTGCAGACAACATGGCATTTCGACATGGCACACCAAAACTTGCCAGCTGACAAACAGTCGTAGCATAGTCGGGTGCCAGGGCACGGAGCATTGAAACATGAAGCACATGTCTTGGATTGGGCAACCAACTCCGTGTCGAAGATGTCGTCTGACAGCGCATCACTGTCTTCATCAATCTGATCGAAGGCCCTGAGCATTTCACGTGTGATTGGAGAGGCCAGACTACAATTGTTGCCAGTGGACTTGTCACAACTGCCGGCCACATGTATGCCAAGAATACTTCCAGCCTTGTTGCCGGCACGTATCTTGACAATCGAGCCACAGTCTCCAATGTTTGTCGACAAATTACCGTTGTAACCATACGGCAATTGATACATCTTGTTTCCATGGCTATAGGATCGCAGTTGTAGACATCGCACTTGTCCAGCATTGGTACCACTTTCATTGGTCATAATGACACGATAATCACTCTCGGCCATCATTTCGGTTTCGCTGAGGAAGTTGCGAGTCATGTTCGGGAACTGTGGAAACTTCGAATCGCGGACTTCATATCGCGCAATATCGAATTCATTCAGCAACAAACAGTCAGGATCAAAGGTATTGACGTACACATTGTCCTTGTATTTGATGACAATCTGATCACCTTTCTTGACCATGACTTGATCACTGCTGAAGAATCCATGTCCGTATGTGATGATGTAACGATCCTTGAGACCAAATCCACGAACGTTGCGTCCATTAATTTGCATCATCAATGTGGTGTCACCACCTTCAGCTTGCATTTGACTGCCTTTCTTGGTCCAGTAGTTGGTGCGTGGCCGATTTTTCTGACTCTTCTCTTTGGGCGGAGAAGTTTCACCATGAGCACGGAACGTAAGTTCTTCTGAGCCTGAAGTGATCATGTTGTAGAGAGTTCGAACGATGCCCATTACCAGAATGAGTGTGCCGATCAAACGACGCCGAGCGACGAAATATTCGTAGTATTCGGCAACGCGTCCAAGTGTCTCTGAAGACAGGTATCCAGCATAACGTTTGACCATGGCACTGTACGACATCGAGTCTGACTCGATAACAATCATGTCATCGATTTCCTTAACAGGAGTGTCATCACTGTTGGAACTGGCCGTCTCATAATATGATCCTGATGGTACGGTTTTAGCCGGACGGCATGCATCACAATATACAAATCGATGACGCCTAACAGAGTTTGCATGTGAATGCAAAACAATGTTGCCACAGACTTGACACAAGTGTCGATGTTCAGTGGTGCGGTCGGTCAGGTGTTCATAGGCAGAGTTGGCCTTGCGTTTGTGGGTCTTGCTCCAGATAATGTCATCTCCTTCAGCATTGAGTTCAGGGGCGAGAAACTCGGACACAACGGCTAACAGGCCTTTGGGCTTCTCCGGTATGCCAAGAACTTCGCGCAACGATTCGTTGATCATCTCTTGAGGAGTGGCCAACGGCACGCTATGAACGTCTGATGACAAAATGGCGCAAACCTCCTTGTGTTCAGCGAAAGCCTTGGTGGTGTAACTGACGACTTCGTCCCACGACAACCATTCATCTTCAGTACCAGGTGGAACTCCAAAAGTGCCACCGGGCTTGACCGGAGAATGGAATCGGAACTTGGCCCACGGGAAGCTGGAAGTACGACCAGCGTAGGCTTTGACTTCAACTTTGTGGGCTTCACCATCGAGGTAACAGATAGCATCATCGCGCATTTTCATCTCGATGAGAAGTTCACGACGTCGCAACAAGGCGTCATTCTTCTTGACGTCCTCAACTCTGTCGTAGGCTTCGTTGTTCATGGTAATGACCACTTGAGGAGTAGCCATTGTACCCTTGATTCCGATGATTGGGTTCTCAACACTAGCCATTGGCGGTGTAAATGGTGCCGTTGACATGAGAGCCAGGTAATTGCACGCAGTCTTCTGACGTGTTTGGCTGTCACGAGTAGTCAACCATTCATCCATGATGATGACAGGCTGGTCGATGAAACCACTCCAAAACTCTTCTCCATTGGTCAAGGACCACGTTTGAGTATTGGGTTCGAATCCAAGAGCCTGTTTGATGAGTTCATTAGTACATACGGTCTTTCCGACTCCGGGCTGTCCGTACAAATGAATTCCGAAAGGCTTGGGGCGTGTGACTTGCGCATTTTTGTACTGCACAAGAATGGCAGAGAGGTTGCACAGCTGTACATGATTGCTCATGAGCATGGTGCGCATTGGTCCGCGATCGTTCTTGAGATGGGCCATCACTTTGGGAGCTTTGGCTATCTGGTCGGTGACAGCAGCGTAGTACTCAGGCGAAACGAGAACATTGGCGCATTTGCGTACACGCAACAATGCGAGAGTGTAATCGTTCCACTCAGTAACATCACTCTGAGCACGAAGGTGATCGGGAGCGCATGCAACGAACACTGCCTTTTGCACAGCCAGTGGGAGCAGGTACAGTATTGCAGTACCAAGAGTACCAAGTGCAGTGCCTGCAGCGACCACTGAAGTGAACGTCTGACAATAACCACGGACTTTGTTCGTTTCTGTTGTATTCAAAACGAACATTGACCCGATGAAAGCCATGACGATACATACAGCTTCTGATGAAGTACTGACTGGAGCTCCTTCTGCAATCATGTCAGAGTTTGAGATAGCACTTTTCTGGCAGACGAGTGCATCAAACATACTCTTGATCATCTGACCAGCCATGAAGCCCATTGCTCCACTGACGGCAACTGTCAATGCGGCGCAGAGAGAAATGACTCCGATGCTGACAGCGTTCTTGACGACGAATGAGAGCACACTGTCATAGACGATGCTGGCGATGTATCCGATTATTCTTTCGACGAATTGTTTCAGTCCTTTTGTAATCAGATCAACCACAGCAACGAAATGACCGAGCAGTTTCGTGATTATGCCACGGATTGATTCGAGCGTCCAGTTACCTACGTTAACGAAGGTATCTGCAACGGTATCGAAGAATGCGTGCATTGAATCAGGAATTCCTTCTGCTTGCATCTCTGCAGCTGGTGTGCCGATGTAACTCATAGCGCGCCTTCGGAGGGCTTTCGCCACTGGCCCGAGGTAGTCGTCATGAGTCTCGACAAGCAGGTGCATGTACGGATGATTCCACAAACAGTCATACAAGCGGTCCACATTCTGCTCGGTAATGTCCATTGCTTCGAGCAGCTTGCAGGCGAGTATTGTCTGCTTGGCGAATGTTGCGATCGTTTCATCGCGAGTCAACTGTTTTTCGTCATCGTTCAATTCTTTGACGAATGGACTGGCCTGAAGGCACGTATCCATATGGTTATGTGTCTCGTTACAGCGGTGCATTGAGATCCAATCATCACCCATACCGGGGTATTGGGTGTAGACCACACTCATCTTAACGGGCTCAGTAGTCAACTCGAACTCGTTAATATCCGCAATCATGCGATCGGTATAGTAACGAGTGGGTTTGGGACGTGAAAATTTCGCACGTCTCTTTTTGACGTTATCAGGTATTCGGCGAATATCTGATATCAGGTTGGTATCGGTCCAATTCGGATCCGGTATCGGTTTGTTGGTATCGGCGTGTTTGTCCGATATCATCGTTTGCACTTGGCCATTTGGTACCTCGCGTGCAACGAGGGATGGGGTTCCCGTCTCCGGTGGATTCCCGGCAACGAGG